ACCATAATTGTCAGAATGAATTATTCTTCTATATAAAAAAGTATTTAAATCTGAATCTTTATAATAAGCTGTCTTATTGTCAACATGCTTTTGATAATCCAATATAGACATATCAGTTTCATAAGATCGTTCTAATTGAACTGTATTTATTTTATCTGTTAAACACTTTGTTGAAACATATCGAGATAACCTTTTATAATTTGTTATATCATTATTACGAATGAAAGCTTCAGTAAACATAGATGAATATAATTGAGAAACTAACCAAATCATAAAATGTTCTTTATACTTTGGTCGACAAATTTTATAAACAGGATGATCTTTATAAAATTGTTTTATAGAATCTAAGGTGAAGGCGTATTTCTTTCTTCTTTCAAATATCATCCTATTTTCATATGTAAAATTGAATATAGGTGTCATTAAAGAATAAAATTGATCATTTAAATAAAGCTCCTCCTGTTCTTTAGGGTCTATGAGTAATTTTAGTAAGTGTGATCTGCCAGATTTTGAAAAATTATACAATCTAATATTGTTGGCATTTGTATTTGAAAAAAATATTTCTAATGGTGTCAAAACAGGTATACCAAATGATTCAACAGGTATATTTTTATAATCACGTCCGTCAATATGGTTTTTCATTCTTGGTTGTAAAGAATACAAATTTCTAACAAAATGAACTTGTAATAAATAAAAGAAATAAGCTGGAACTAAATATCCACCAACACGAATATATTCAGCAACTCTTGATAATGAAGTTTGCATATCATGAACATAACCGTGCCCACCCATCATTATGTTTATTTCTTTTGATTTTTTAATGAGTGGGTATTTCATTTCACCATTGAAACCATATAAGGAAACGAATTCTGCAAAAAGACCAATATTTGTCTTCTTTTTACTATTTGTTATACCAAATTGTCTCATAACAATGTCTTTTAAAATTGAAAAATCAACCAATTCTTGTTCAGAATCATAAACAACAGCTCCTAAATAATCATCAGAATGTGTAAAATAATAAAAATTAAGTTTTGATTCTGGATATATTCTTTTGTACACTAAAAATAAAGCATTCAAACATATGGTAAATTTTATAGAAGAACTATAATTAAACATGCCCATTAAGAAATTGTCTTTTAAATCAATTTTACTTTTATCACTATATATTTTTTCAAAATCTTTAAAATTTAACATTATGTCAGGTGTAATATTTACAGCTTTTTCATACCACTTTGCCAGTATACTTGATAAAAAATAATGAATTTTTTCATTTTTATGTGAGACAAACAATCCATCTAACATAGCTTGAAAAGAATACATAGTTTCAGAAGCTGACCATTTACTACAATCACCATT